GCTTCTCTATTGCTTGTAACGAGAGCTGCAAAGACAAAGATGGTGTCCGACAGGAAAAAGTTGAGTATGTAAATATAGTCGTTTGGCGGCAACTGGCTGAAATTTGCGGGAAGTATCTTCACAAGGGAAAACAGGTCTATATTGACGGTAAGCTTCAAACGCGGAAGTACCAAGATCGTGATGGAAACGATAAATACATCACCGAAATTGTTGCGGATCAGATGCAAATGCTTGGCCGTGCTGGTGATGATCAACGTGATTCTCAAGCTGGTTGCGGATACAGTGGTGGTCAGCCTCACGGAGAAGGCCCACAGCCTCACACACGGAGAGAAAAAGAATTACATCGGCAACAAGAAAATGCTTCACAAAATTATGTTCCAGAAAAACCAGTAAGACCGCAACAGCAATCTCAACAAAATCAGAATAATCAGGCTCCACTATATGAGGAACCTGCATTCGACCCTAACCAAGAAATTCATTTCTAGCTAAGTAGTTGTAATTATTAACAAAATGAACAAGTGGCCGCACATTTTCTTTAGGGGAATTACATTGTGTGTTCTTATCTGATTGTCAGATATGGTGCGGCCACTACTTTAAAAAGGTGACATCATGACAGAGAAAACAGTTGATATAATTGCTGCGGTACTCAAAGAGCTTGACCGTGCTGATGAAAAACATGGGCCGATGCTTGAGCCAATAGAAGGCTTAAAAACATTACAGTGCGAAGTGTGCGAGCTTGATCGTGAAGTTATGCGTAAGAATTTCGATCTTGATGCCATGAGAACCGAAGCCATTCATTGTGCGGCTATGGGATTGAAGTTTTTGCGTGATTGCTGCCCTATCGGTGAAGAAAATGGATGATGGATATTTGCAGGATTTTGAAGGCAAACCAATACTTGCTTCTTGCGAAAACTGCACTCACTTGACTGACGTTTCCGATGGGCCTGAATACGGACTGCCTTGGTATGTTTGTGATGGCAAGGCACACATGGGCAACTTAAAAGGTTTTCCGTTTAGGACACCGCAGAAATGTTGCGAATTAAATATTGGATATACCGTTGATTGGGATGCAGAACATGAAAAGGAATATGGTGGGAAAAATGATCTGTGATTATTGTGGTGGTAACATACGAAACGGACGCTGTGAAAATTGCGGTAAGTGCGCTGGAGATTGAAGGCATAAACATCGCGCCGTGTGCGTGAAAGGAGGGTTATTATATGCCAAGTTTTACGTGTCCTATATGTGATATTGATAATGATGTAGAAGGAGGGGATCTTCCGCAGCGTTCCTGTGATGAAGTTGAACACATCTGTGAAGGATGCGGAACAGCTATGAACATTGGATGGGTTCCTGAATTAGAGGTTAGATCAATTGATGGGGAAGAGGATTCATAATGTCAAAAGAAAATTTTAAAACAAAAGATGGTGCCAATGCTGCCCACGCAAGGGAAACAGATTGGTTGGAACCTAGTGCTAATCCGTTTGGGCATGGTTGCTGCGATTGTGGATTGTTTCATCGTGTAATGGTTCGTATTGTTGATGAAGACGGAATACCTGTTGATATGAGAAAGATGCGCCTGCAAATGAAGTGGGGCCGCGATGAAGTTGAGACTTTAAGGCTTCGCGCTTTCATGGGCAAATAGATAAAGTGTGGGCAAACTGCGAACGAGATGAAGAAGTTGGCACAGATGATATTGAAGATTACATGAGAGTCTGTGACTACTACAAAGCAACATAATGCTTGCGGATAACCGGCAGGCAGAATTATTGCCTGTCCGCGTTGATTGGCTTGTTAAGTGGCCATGGTAGCACATTTAAAATTAATTTGTTTTTATCCTCTTTTTTTGTTGACACCCAACACAGTTGGGGTTATAGTTAAGTCATCAAGAGGCAATAAAGCCAAACAACGAGGAGGAAAGAAGATGACTACATTTGCAAACTACAAAGATGGCCAAGTTACCATTAACACCTATCGTTTTCCTGATGCTGTTGTGACTGATGTGGCCGACATACTTAATGCTGCTGAAACTGAATCTGAGGAAATTTTGGTAGCAAGTATTGACACTGAGGAAGAAATGGTGGCGGTTGAGAGTTTAACTTGATGACCGCTGACGAGTTCAAAAAAGCCCAGCTTCGGCTGGGCTTGACCAATGCGGCAATGGCCGAGCTGCTGCGGGTGAGCGTGAGTTACGTTGAAATGCTTCGCGGTGGCAAGCGATCTGCTAGCGGAACGGTGCGGCGGGTTATTGAACAGGCCGAGGAACTGCAACGCGGCAAGGCCACTTAACAGTCTCAATAAGTGGAAAGATTATGGCTAACTTTTACAATGAACCAGCAATTTATATTGACATTGATACAAAGATTACGGCACTCTTGATACTTAAAGTTAATTTTATTATCTGGAGGGCTTAAAGGATGGCAAAAGAGCCTAACAATAAAAAGAATAAAAAAGCAGGGGCTAGCTCTAAGAGTGATGCCCCTGCTGTCGTTTCAGGTAGTGAACCTCTTGAAAATGAGAAGCATGAAAACTTCTGTCAAGAGCTGTTACTCCTTAAACCGCAAGTGCGTGCATACCTTAAAAGCTACCCTGAATCTACCTATGAAGCAGCTTGCGCTAATTCTTCGCGGCTGATAAGGGATGATAACATTCAAGCAAGGCTGGCTTATCTACGCGATGAGCGCAAAAACCGCTACAAGATGGATGCTGAAGACATCCATGCGCGTATGGTTATGGCAGCAAGTGTTGACCCTGCCGACCTCAATGACCACGAAGGCAACCCTCTCCCTCTGCAAGACCTCCCTCCTGATGTACGGATTTGCATAGAAAGCCTTGAAATAGATGATATTGAGGTTGGGCAGGGTCAAGATAAACAGCACATAGGGGTAACCAAGAAGATTAAGTTTATGAGCAAGTCCAAGATGATAGAGCTATTGGGTAGGCAAGCTGGCATGTTTAACGATAAGTTGCATGTGTCTGGTGGCCTTACGCTTGAACAGCTTGTTTGTGGCGATAAAGAAGAAGACCAGTAACCAATATATGGTATGGCGGTTGGCGAAAACACGGCTTTTTAGTTCAAATATGGTATTTTTGGGGTAATTATGAGCGAGGCGACAAGTAAAATTAAGTCATGGCGAGAGAATCCAGCTCAGTTTGTCTATGACAATTTTGGTGTTGAGCCTGACGAGTGGCAACTTGAAACCCTACGTGCGCTTGGCGGTGGATACAATCCTTCTCGTCGTGTTTGTATGAAAGCGTGTACTGGCCCCGGCAAGTCTGCGTTGCTTGCGTGGATTGGTTGGCATCGACTTACATGCTTTGCTGCACCGGGTGAGCATCCAAAAGGCGCAGCTCTGTCAATTACGAAAGACAACTTGAAAGATAACTTGTGGGCTGAGTTGAGCAAATGGCAACATCGCTCTGAGTTTCTAACTCAAGCGTTCACGGTCACCAAAGAACTGATCTATGCTGATGACCATCCTGAAACATGGTTTCTCTCCGCAAGATCATTTAGTCAGAGTGCTGATGCAGAGGCTATCGGCCGCGCACTTTCTGGACTTCACTCACAATTCCCATTTATTCTGCTCGATGAAACTGGAGACATGCCAGTTCAAATAAAGCAGACCGCTGAGCAGATTTTCACAGGATCGCCAACGGATGCACTGATTTGTAATGCTGGCAACCCAACAAGTGTTAACGGTTTACTTTATGATGTTTGCACTAGGGATCGTGATAACTGGCACGTTATAACGGTAACGGCTGACCCTGATGATCCGAAAAGAACGCCACGGGTATCAAAGGAACACGCACAAAAACAGATAGATGTTAACGGCAGAGATAATCCATGGGTTATGGCGACAATATTGGGCGAGTTCCCTTCCGTTGGTTTCAATAATCTTATCGGTGTTGAAGATGTTGAAAAGGCCATGAAGCGTGTTTATCGGCCTGAAGATTACTCTTTTGCTGCAAAAATACTTGGTTGTGATGTAGCGCGTGAAGGTGATGACCGTTCGACTATCTGCCCACGGCAAGGGCTTGTTGCGTTTAAGCCAAAGATTTTCCGCAACGTGAGAAGCAATGTATTGGCTGGACACTTGGCCCGTGCTGAAGATAAATGGGGCGCTGATGGCGTTATCATTGATGGTACAGGTGGTTATGGCTCTGGTGTTATCGATGCTTACGATACTTTGGGGCGCACTGCTCTTGATTGCCAGTTTGCAGGTAAACCTTTCAACCCTAAATATTTAAATAAACGTGCTGAGATTCTTTCTGAGTTTTGCGAATGGACAAAGAACG